GGCACAACACTCCCTATGTTGTCCCAACAGCTGTTGACGCGGGAGTTTGTTAATCATATCTTGATGCCACAGTCTCATCCAACTCTCTCAATATATAACGTAGAGCAGGGTACTTATGTGGTACCCAAAGTTTCCGATACCCTTTTAACCGATTCGATTCTCTCATAACGTGCGGCAAACTGTCAATCGTTAGATAATGAAGTACTCTTGTAATGATGCTGCGCAGTGTATACATTGGTGTATACATTGCCGATCGGCGTACAAAGTTTTAAGGTATTACGAGTTGAGGAAGAGCAAGCAGTATTGGAAAACAGAGCCGCATGGCAGGAATATCCGGTATTCTATCACGTATGCGCGTTCCGCGCACCAATTGTTAAATAGCATATAAAATGAGAACACCTATAAATACAAACAAATACGTTAAACCATTATAAAACAAAGAATTAAATATTAAGAATAAAGAAATTCCGTGTAAATGAATTTATGTAAAAAAGCAGTAAAAAGCTAAAAAAATGGCTTTAAAACGCTCTTTTTAAGCTGTTTTGTTACCTGATTTGTTACCTACCCAAAAGAATTATACACATCCGATATTTTGTTTAGTTAAACGGGCAGCGGAATCATAGACTTTTTCAATGTGTAAAATGTAATAATCTTTGCCTTCTTTTGCGCCCCACTTTTCAAAACCTTTGCCGATACTTATTTGACACAACACATCAACATAAGGGCTATCCTTTTTGTAACCGTTTTTTAAACGTACATGGATAGGGGCATAGCATTTTAAAAATGCTTTAAATCGGCTTGTGTAATACGATTTTATTTCTCGATATTCCTCAGCCTTTGCTCCACACTTGATTAAGTCAAACCATTTCCGCTTAATTGATAGTACAATCATATTCTTAATAAAACGACTTATAGATAGCAAGGTCGTTAAAGCTTCCCCTTTGCCCGTTATGCGTCATACCGAGAAAATACCGCGGGTCGGTGATAACTGAATTTATACTCGTATCCGGTATCTTCGGTAAAAGCTCTATACAGTCGCCGTGTAAAAGTTCTATGTCTTCTGATAATCTCATATTTGAAATAATAGTTATAAAGTGGGAATATTTACGGAGATTTGACGACTAAGAATCCCAAAAAATCGCTATAAAATCGCTTGACTTTTTCCGAAAATATAGTAGTATTAATACAGAGGACATTATGTGCCTTAATAAAAAGGGGTTCCGTCCAAGTAGCTTTGAGCAAAGATGGGCGCTTTACCCCTTTTTTATTTTAAAAAGAAATTTCTACCGTATTTTGTAATACTGCCATTTAAATCCAGTAACAAAGTTTGTGTCGGTAGGCTTGCTATTTCTTCTTTCATTATTTCAAACAACCTGTCTTTTTGTTTTTGCGATTTAATTTGAACATATAAAATCCGGGCGCCTTGTCTTTCACCGCTTTTGCGTATATGTTCTCTTATTGTTCCTCGCTTTATGGAATCAATATGTTTCATTTCCCCTATTTCGTTATCAATAATCATGTCAGGACTTGATACTTTATGTGTTTTAGGTAGTAAGTAAATCCGATGTCCTAAATCCGCAAGGCGTTTTGCTGAATTGATTTCATTATCGTTATGTTCTGCGTTTTTTGCTATTTGAACATAGCCGCCTTTTTTACCTTTATGTACGGCATCATAATCCTTGAGCAATTCGGGGAAATAGCTTTGCATATCTAATTCTCGTGCTTGTGCAACTATATCGCCGGTTATGCCATACCTATCTGCTCTTTCAACCATTGTAGGCGTAATTTTCCAAAAACTTTCTTTTTCTATCGGATTTCCGCCGAAACCGGCTTGTGGTTTAAATTCTTTTCTGATTTGTTTCATCGGCACATTTTCAATTTCTGTTCCGTGTCCGATTTCGCTGCTGTAAACAGCGCGAAAAGTCGTACGGCAATTAAAATGGTATGGGGGAAACCCGTATGCAGTCCAAAAACTGTGTGAAGCGGGTAAAGCCCTGCCGTTACCGACTAAAGAGGCAATCCCCTTACATACGTCGCTTGTTCTACCGTCTTCAATTATCAATAATTCCCACGCGGCAGGCTTATTGTTTTGGTACTGCATTAAGCGCCCTGCATTATAGGCTGTTTGTGCATTGGTGCGGTACACGGTTTCCCAATAGCCGGGCTTGATAGATGATCCGTCTGCCTGTGCAATTGCTTGTATATCGTGCCACGTATCGCTCACACTTTCACCTTTCTCTAAGGCATGAGTCAAACGTCCTCGTACCGCTTCTATGTAATCAGCTTCGCTCAAGCGCGAAACGGTAAAAGCTCTAAAACGTAATTTGGGTTCCAGTTCGTTCCATTCATCTTTCGTTAAAGAGATTTTGCCTTTGAAGAAATCGATTGCTTCGTCAAACGGGAGCGGTTCTATGCCGCCAGATAAACCAAAATCAGTTAACTCGTCATCCGCGAGGCTTACTGTATTACCTGCATGTTCCATCCCCATTAATAAAGCACCTGCTATCAGTTTTTCAGTAATCTCAAGGAGTTCTTTATTAAAATCAGGCAGTGCTATTGTTTTTAAGTCCTCTTTTTTAGGCGGTTTATCGTCTTTTGAAATCGCGTGTAAATACTCTTTTACCGTATTTTGAATTGCCTTTTTAAAGCGATTTTCTGCGGCATCACACAGAGAATCAAGTTCTTTTTGCTTCACTTTTTCTTCGGCTAAAATACTTTTACGGCTTTTCGATTGTGTTTTTTTTTTAAGCTATCAGAAAGCGCTAATTGCGGTGCTTCATTTTCAAGGAGGAATTCATCTTCCGTGTTCTTCGGTCGCGGCAATTTATAACGCGTATACAATGCTTCTTTTGACACCGGGATTTTATTTTGAACTGCTTGCATAATTTGCTCAAAAGTTGCATAGCTTTGTAAATCAAACTCCCCTTTCGGAGCTGGGATGCCACTGCCGAAATTAAGTTCTACCATCCAATCAATGAGCTGCTGAAATACGCCCTGTAAAGCTTTCGCGTCCCCGTGGCATACGCGTACCAAGTTCTCGTCGTGTACCGTTGCTTGTGCTCGCGTGCCGTATTCTCCTTCTTGCGTACTTAATGACTGTGTAGTAAGCGCAAAACTGATTTCTTGATTACAGGTTTCGATTAAGGTTTTATGGTCTTTGAGTGCTCCGGACATTTCGAGTACTTTTAATTCTTTTACGTTCGCGAGGGCCAGTCCGTCCCCGCCGTCGAGTTCTGCAAGCGTGTCCGATATAACTTGTGCATTCTGTTTTGCTTTTTCTCCATCAGGGGCGTCAAACAAAGCTACCAATGACGGCACTCCCGCTTTTTGTGCCGCTTTCAGCCAAAACTCCCAGCCCAATTGTTTAAATTGCCACGGCCAATAGCACATCAATAAATCGGAAAAACCGTACGGATTTTCAGCGCGGGGATTATTTCGATACGATAAAAACTTATAAGGAACGCTTAATTCTTCGTTCGTTTTTTGCAAAACGGGTATCCATACCGATTTTTTACCGCCCGCCGCTTTTTGAAAACCGACCTTGTATACTATCTGATCAGGATATTTATTACGCAAAGAATCGGGCACGATTTTTCCTTGTGCATTTTCTTTCCACAACACTTCGCTAAATGAATGTCCGTATTCAATTGCGCTCAAAAATTCTTTTACATCGTTTTCCCAATTAAGACTTGACGTTAAATTATCACGTACGAACTCGTACACCGGATCACTTGCATTTTCCTGCTTTATGATAAACGGAAAACCGGTAACAATGTCTTTTCTAAGTCGCAAATGAGAGCCTATTTTTGCATCTAAAATCATTTCATCAACGGTTTTGTAAAAATTTGCCTTATCTACCAATAAGTCGGCGGGGTTGGGCAAATAAGAGATAACCGACCAAAATTGATCCGGTTGTATAATTTCCATTGCTAATTCGTGTTTCATTTACTACCTCCAAATTGAAATCTTTAAACGGACTGATACTCCATATTAATGAACAGATAGTACATTCTTCATTCCTTTCTGTCTTATTTTTTTTCCGTGAGTTTACCACAAGGGGAATCGTTATCGGCAAAAACATAAAGTGCAAAAAGATTGTTCATTGAAAGTTTGCCTTCACCTGTATAAACATAAGAGTCTGAATAACCGAATACAAATAAAGTTGTACCGTTTGTTTTGTGTTTTATCCACCCGTCATGCTTCTTTACTGCTTCGATTGTTTCATCCATCTTGTCAAACGGTTCATACTCTTTTTCTTCCGGAGTTTCGATGAGATAGGCGTAGGTATAAACAAGCAGACCATTTGAAAACTGTATCTCGCTACCATCGTCATACAGTCCGGTAAATGTGTCTACATAGTCGGCGGTATTTTCCTCTTGTATTATTTGTTGCAAAGATTTTATCGTATTACTAAAGATACATTTACTGCCAACTTTCAACTCATCAGCATTCACCGCCGTATAAACTCTTGTCTTATCAAATTTCATTTTCCTTTCTCCTCTTATTTAATGTCTAAACCTGCTTAACGCAGCCTTAAGCCTTGTTGGAGCTGTTTGCAATTTAAATGCAAAGGCTTCGCTTGTCGTGTTTTGTGATACTTCCCACGCGTAATAACATGCGTCCTGTAAGTCATCGAACTCGGACTTCGGATACATTGTTAATTGGTCAATCGTTTTATTATGATTTTCTTTCCACTTAAAAAATCCGTTTTCGATTAGAGGTGATAAGGACAAAATGCGCTCTTTCCCGACGCCGCGCGCTGAAAGCCCCTTAATCGGTAGATACACACCTTTAAGAGCTGCCGATTCCATAATGTGCTTTTTATAAATAGACTGAAAACCGACCTCTTCAAAGCCTATTAAAATAGGCTTATAAATTAAATACTTTTCAATCAATTTATTTACAGCCGTATCAACCGAGCAGCATTGAGCCCATTCATCAAGCTCGTATAATTCTCCTGAAGAAGCAATACCTAAAACAAAAATTGCGAACTCGTCATGCTTTCCTGCAGACGGATCAACTCCTATATATATACGTAAAGAACTTATGTCGGCATGAGTGTAACGGGTAAACCATTCCGGTTTGAATACACGCTCCTCATCGCTTAACGGTTCGTTCATGTATTCAGTGCTGAATGCTGCGCTGCCGATTTCTCTTTTTTTTGTGTTTAGTTTTTCATTCGTCCAATATGCTGGCCATAGTGATGTACCGACCGGGGTAAAAGCTGCAAAGCGTAAACCTATCCAATTGGTAAGTTCTCCTGATGCGATACGTTTTAAAAGCCGGCTCGGTACATCGTCGGAATGAAAAATAGTATTTATGATAATCGTAAAAACGTCTTGACCGAGCGGCATTACCGCACGTAAGAACCACTGATATATTTTGTCGCGTTGACTAAAGGTACGCGCCGCATCGTCTTTTAAAATATCGTCGCAGATAATCAAATCGGGCCGGTGTTGGCGGAACTTAACGCCGCGCACTGCAGCGCCTGCGCCGAAGCCTTTAATCGCCGTATCGTTTTTAAGCGTAATAAAATCGCTTTTCCATATCCCGCCTTCCATTGCGCCGAAGTCATCAAATATATATTCGTTGCCTTTAAGCTCATCTTTTATACTTTGCAGCGCTCTGTTTGCCATATCCTGTGTCGCGCAAAAAATACAGATAAAATTATTTTTCTTAAAAAGAATACGCCACAAAGGAAATGCCAACGCCCAGCGAGTGGACTTTGAAAATCCGCGCGGTTCAATATCGACAATAGCTTTTATCCTTTCAGATGGGATTAAATAAGAATGATACTGCTCTTTAATAAGAGATTTAATTTCTTCAATGTGTTTTTGTGTAAGGCTTTGAGTGTTTGCAATATCTATTAAAGTTTTATGATACGGCGCAGGTTCGGCAGAAAAATAATGAGGTAAGTACGTTTTGCAAAAATAAAAAAAATCGTTTTCGGCTTTTGCAAGACGCTCTTTTTTTTCTAAGAGTTCTTTTGAATCTTCGCCGACAAGTTCCGTTAAGATCCCGCTCACTATTTAACCTCTACCTTGTCAATGATTATGTAAAGCTTTTGTAGTAATTCAGGATCGTTTTTAATGGCGTTTTGCAGCTCTTTTTTTATTTCATTTTTGGCTTTTTCCAACGCTTTAATTGCTTTGGTGCGGTAATTGGAAAGTTTTAATTGAGCTTCTGCAACTCGGGCTGCAGACTGAAATAAGTCGACAGGATCATCAAACTCCAAGCTGTCTATGGTGCGTAAATCTTTTGCAATAAGGCTTGTCATCTGCATAAGGACGGCTTCACTCATTTCCGTACCCGGATAGTCTTTTAAAACTTCTGCCATCGCCTTTGCAGCTTCTATTGCTTTTTGAGTGTCTTCCACTTCTTCCTTATGAGATTTTATAACGCGGCGGATTCCCTCACGGCTGATTGTTACTTTAAGTCCTAGTTCCTGAATTTTTTTATTAACCTCTTCGGTAACATAGACTATCGTATTTTTTCCGCCGTCCCATTTATCGATAATAAGCTCGACAAGTCCGTGTTCTTGCGCTTTGCTTTTAGCTCCCATACAACACTCCTCACGAGGGGATACATACGCCTTTATCAAGGGCAATATTACCCTCAATTAAGTCAATGCCTTTTGCGGTAATCTTAAACCAACGCACAATAGCCTGCTCTTTATACGGATGCGGAATTTCTTTTTTTTCTGCGTATCCTTTTTCGGCTAAATATTCCAATGCGGCAATGATTACATCCCGCTCGTTGTAGTCATAAAAAGAGCGTACAATAACTTGTTCAGGGATTCCGTCGGGATAGACGGTACGTAAAAAGGTTATAAGTTCTCCCCGTAAATATGCTGCTTTTACTTTCATCTTTTCTCCTTCCACAGCTCGATAATTTTTTGCGCTGTAGCGTTGTTTTGCGTTATAATAAGATCTTGTAATCTGTTTAGTTCGGTTCGCCAGCCGCCCATATCTTTATAAAAATCGTCTTTTTCAAGCTTATCCATTTTTAACATTTCAATTTCTTTTCGATGCGTATCGACTTCCTTTTTTAAATCCGTAATCGTTTTATTTAAATTTTCTTCCAGGCGGTCTAAACCGCTTGAAAGACTTTCTTTAAATTCTTTTGCTCGTTTTATATCTTCTTCCGTATTTTTGCTTTGCTGACGAAAAATGTATGAAATGATAACTGCGATGATTGTTGTTATTGCCGTCGGTCCCCAATCTTTTGCCGCTAATAATAATTGCTCAAATCCCATTTAACGCCTCACATATCCAATCGTAAAGCCGACGGCCGCTCCGCCTAAAATACAAACAGGGACTGTCCACCACGGCGCGCTTACTTTTGTGTTAAGCCGGTTTACTTCTTTTTGCAGCTCATCTGCCAATGTTTTGTAATAGTCCCGGTCGGGAGCGGCGGCAAGTAAGCCCTGTTTATAGCCTGCGGCAAAGGCTACATCAATTCCTTTGTTTGTTTCTTCAAGGGTTATGTTAAGGATTTTTTCAAGCTCGGCTTTGCTATAAACCGCTTTGCCTAATTCGAGCCTGAATTGCATGTGCGGCATCTTGTTTGATGTCGTCTGCGATTGCGTGTAGCTCATCTGCATTACAAGCAGCGTTAACAAGGTCATTGCCGTCAGTGTTTTTAATTTTTTCATAGGTTTTAGCTTTATGCCCCTCAGCCTTTGACAGTCTTGTTTTCGTTTGCCTATTTGCGTTTTGTTTTTTTCCGACAAACAAGCAAACAAAAAAGCCGGCGGCAGCCGAGAAAAAAACGAGTGCCGCCTTGAAAATCAATTTAAGTTTTTTCGGTAAACGCATTTTGTATTTTTTTTAACAATGCTTCGTAGAAAAATACGCTTATACCAAAAATAGATGCCCACCAAAACCATACCTCGCGCGGCGCAAAAAACGCTCCGTACCAAAGCAAAAAGGAAAAAAAGGCAGACAGTAAAAAAGGCACCCACACCCGATAGCCTTTCAGGCGGTCTTTTTTATCGAGCCGTTTGATAAGCTCGGTAAAAAGTACTGTCAAAAATGCCGCAATCAAAACGAACAGCGGCAACAAGTTAAAAAGTCCACTCATACAAACTCCTTACGGTATCGATCTATGCGATACCTATCAAATATTTTTCAACGTCCGCTTTGAACTGGGTCCATGCGGCAACGTTGTCTACAAAGAATTTGGGGCAGTTTTTACCCGTTATATCAAAATGCCGATACACATCTTTTTGCGGGTTTAAATTGAACTGTTTTAATAATGTTGCCGTAAGTTCAACTGCTGTATTGTATGTAGCGTCGGTAAAACGGCCGGACAAGTCGGGGTGGCATAGCTCTATTCCTACAGTACAATTATTCGGACATGCGCTCAGTTTTTCGGTTATGCCCGGCATGTATTCAATCGCGCCGACGTGGTATGCCATTTCATTTGTCGGTAAACATTGGATAACTTCGCCAGCAAGTCCCACGATAAAATGTGCCGATGCATAGCGGGCATTTATCGCTTCGCGTTGATTTTTTAAGCTTTCAAAATAGTTGCGGTTTATCTGTGCGCTTGATCCCGGATTTGCAACCCAGTGAATAACGATACCGCGTATTTCCGCAAGCAGCCGACCGCAACGAGAAAAAGGATTTATAGTTATTAATTGTCTGTCAATAATCATACTGTAATAATATGCGCTTGTTGTATAAAAAAGCGGAGAGCTGCATAAAAAAAACGCCCCGCGAAACGGAGCGTTTAAAATGCATCAAAAAAAATACCTTATGCGGCAAAATCAAATTCGAGCTGGGCTATAGTGTCTCGCTTGTCCTGCAAAACGCGGCAAGATCGCTTTTTAAGATGTTCCACTCGTGCCCGTCCGCGTGATACGCTTTCAGCTGTCCTGCATATATCAGGCGGTATATAGTCGATTCGCTCAAATGCAGGAACCGGGCCGTATCTGTAACGCCTAATATCGCCGGTAAGCTCTGCAATTCGTTCTCTAGTCCGAGTATCTCCGCCATAATGTTGTACTATCTCCTCTTCGGTAATCCTGATACTTTGCCCGATCTTTAAAGCGACTATCGCATAACGTTCAAGTAAATAGTATACCTGCCGCACGGTTACCTCTTTGCTTTCGTATGTACTCATAAGGCGTGCCGTTTCTGTCGGTGTTAATAACATAGTCCCTCCCGTTAATCCCGATAATCGGGGTTGTATCCGGCTTTTGCGGTTATATCACGCAATGCAAGGATAAGCTTGGTTGCCTGATTCTTAGGTGTAAAACGCAGATCATCAATACCGGCTATACGTTTGAGCATGCGGTGCAAACTTACCTCATCTTTTACACGGCTTGCAAGCTGCCAAAGACCGCGTATATAGTACTCTTGTTTTGCGGTAATCCAATCCGGATTGCGCTCTTTTTGCGGGGTAACCGATATTTTTTTGTGCACGCTAAAGCCCAACGTACGATACGCCGCCATAACCGCGCGGTACTGCTGCCAAGTGCGTATATCTTTTGCCGATTGCACACCGGCAGCTCCAACCAACAAGCAGCGATATTCTTCGTCGGTTTGCCCCGTTTTATTTTTTGCCGTATGTATCAGCTTAATCCATTGCTGCATGATACCTCCTGGTTTGCCGGATCACGACATCCAGATATGATCCGGCGGTATTGTGCTTAGGCGGATTGTTTAAGCAAATCTTTATTGACTTCTTCTTTGTTCGGCTCACAAAAAAAGTCGTCTTTAACTTTGCGGACGGCATCCACCTGTAATAAGGCTTCGTCGTCGAGTTCCGCCATTCTTTCTTTGTCGGGTTCGGTTTTGACACGTAAATAAGCGCTAAGGCCGAGCCTTTGCATAAGTTCGGTCGTTGTTTTTTTTACGCTGATAGACGTTGACTTTCGAAAACCGAAAACGCCGAACGTAAGTTCAATCGATTTTTTATCCTGGAACAAGTCGTCTTTGTTGTACTCGGCAAAAGCTCCGATTTTTGCCGAAATTTCGGCAATACGCTTGCGAAGCGGCTCTCCTTTTTCCGCCGCTTTTTCTTTGGCCTCGCTGATTTGCTTGTGAGCTTCAGCATCGATTACTTCAAGTTCACGTTCGATTAAACCTATCTCTTTGAGTGCGAGATCCACATCTTCAATTCTTTCCAATTTCGCTTGTGTCGGTTTATACCGTGCCATGTTATACTCCTTAATTTGGTTTTTATTTTTTTATGCGGCAGGCGGCAGATCGTCGCCGGCGGCTACATAAAATTCGTTTTGCATAATTTGTCGTGCCTGAAATACCAGACCTCTAATTGCTAAACAACATTCGCGGGGATCTACATATAATCCACCGTCCATCGCTGTGTTTTCGATTTGCTGTAATTTTTCTTCCAGCAAGCTGTACGCGTTGTTAGATACTGTCATTTTTGTACCTCCATTTTCTTAAACGCTTCTTCAAGCCTTGCAAGGTCGGTTTCGGCGACATCGCAGCGTTCAGCTTCGGATCGGTCTATGCCGGTAGCTTGCAGTATCGAGATAACCGTATCCATTGCGTTATCCATGTCTTCGATTATGATTTGACTGCAGGCAATGCAAATCCCTTTTGTAAGGTCTTTGTATTCTTGGTCTTTCCGGATTTCCTCAAAGACTTTTACAGCAGCATAGAAGCCATGGGCACCCATTGCCGTAAGAGCTGCCGGTGCATTCTCAAATACACTGTCTTTTCGATTGATCCATTCTTCAACGTATTCCGCTGTATACGGTTCCACGTTAAGTTGATTAATAATCTCTTTTTGTTGTTCTGTTAATTTAGTCATATAACCCCCTGTTTTTCGGCCTGTTCTACAGCCATAAAATACTTTTCGCTTTCTTTTTGAATACCTTTCAAAAGGTCGTCGTATGCAACTTTTAAGCCGGTATCATCGGGCACATTGGTACATAGTTGCGCAAACCGTATACCGTGCGCATAGCCGCGCTTAAACATCCACACTTCCGTTCCGGCCGTGTGGAACCGGTATTCATTAAGTTTTACCCCTGATGCGGTCGCATTGTTAAACATATCTTCGACATCAAACTCAAGCTGTAAGCTGTCGTCTCCTGCATATTCAACCCGTTTTGTATCGGATTTTTGCTGCTCGCTTTTGCCGGATATTAAAGCAAGCGCTTGGCTTACCGTAAGGTTTGCAAGTAAATCGGGATTATGCATAAAATGTTTGTAGATTTTTAACGATGTGCGGATAGTGCGCTCGGTTACGCCTAAAGCTTCGGCGACAACCGAAGTCTTTAATTGCTTGATATTACAATCAAGTACCTTTTGCAATAAAATGGAGCCCGCATCAAAATGATACTTTGTAGCGCATTTTATTTGCTCGTAAATCTTACCGGCACAGGTGTCCAGCTTTGCATAAATATCAATCAGTGTTTCCCGCTCTTGCGCTGTACAAAACACAACGCCGTCTATTATCGTATCTTTTTTGCTCGCTCTGACTTTTGCAAACTCAATAATATCAGATTTTTTCAAAGTCTACCTCCAATTCCGCCGGATGATTAATTCGGCAGCCATACCGACGGTTTCCAAGTCGATTTTGTCCAGTTTATTAAGCGCCATTATGTGCTGCGAGCGCTCAATAATTTTTACGTATTGCCTGATGTCGCTTTTGGCGATTGCATACATTGCATCGATTATTTCCCGATCCACATCGGGCCACACCGATTTTGCAATATAGGTTGCATCTTTTTTTGTCAGTCCGGACAATTGCAAACAAACACCCACGCGGCTTTCCAGCTGTCGATGGTCATTTTTCAAGTTTTGAACAATGCCCCGCAATCTCGGCAGCCCTATAAGTACCAAGCCGGACTGTCCTAAGTCGTAGACAATACGGCGGGCAAACTCAAGCGCATCGGCTTTAAGGTAGTCGGCTTCGTCTAAAATAACCACCATATTGCGGTCGGCAAGGCTTATAGCAATATTTTGTACAAGCGTATTAAACGGTTGCCGGATACTATCCAGCGATAACTGCTTGGCAAGCTCGGTTACCAGCATTCTGCGGTTCATACCGGATATAACCGGAATAAAAATCGTTGTGCGTTCGTTACGCGCTTCGTACCATTTAGCCGCCGTCGTTTTTCCGCTTCCGGCATCGGCGATAATAAGGGCTATGTCCTTTTCGGCGTGCGTTATTTCGATTGCCTTTGCAATATGCAAAAGGTCTTCCGTTTCCAGCACGGGCACCCGCTTTCGCGCGCGCCCCCCGTATTTCCGCTCGCCGTAGAAACTCCGGGGTACGTAACGATACCGTGCGCAATGGAATAATCGACGACGTCTTCTTTAAAACCCGGAGAGACGATAAACTTCGCTCCCGAATCGATCGCAGCCTTTGTAAGATCGACGCTCGTCACGGTACCGGCTCCGACATGCATCGCGGAAACTTTTTCGTGTACGTCGCG